TGAAGACGTGGAACGCGGCGTAGAGGTACTGGGAGGCGTCGACCGCACCGAGGTTCAGACCCGACCCGAGCGCACCCGTCGCCGACACGTCACCCTTGGCCTTGCCGATCAGGCCGCGCACAGCACCGACCCCGTTCGACCCCATCATGCTCAGGTCGTACGGCATCACCTCGCCGAGGTCACCGCCCATGCTGTAGGAGAACTTCCCGCCCTGGAAGAAGTAGGCGGCCTCACCGGCGGTCCCCGTCGGCGAGATCGTCACGACCTCATCCATCGTCCCCAGGTTCGAGAACACCTGCGGGTCCACCGCGTCGGTCGTGTCCGACTGCCAGAACCCAGACAGCGACGCCTCGATGCTGCGGACACCGCCGGTCCGGGACCGGTACCCACCGGAACCGAAAGTGGTGTTGTCCAGCTCGTCCATCTCAAGGTTCAGCGCCATCTGATTGGAGTCGCCGGAGAAGTCGTAACCCGCCACGTAGCAGGTTGCGCCGGTCAGGGCGAAGCTGCTCACTTCAGCGCCTTCTTGGCCGGCGCCTCAGGCTCATCGGCCACCGGCTCCAGGTGCGGGCCGATCAGCACATCGAAGTTGATGTGACCGGGGGCCGCACCACCGAAAGCCTCCACCTGCTCGCGGGTCACCAGCCCGCCCGGCGCCACGCCGGCCACCGGACACGGACCGATCACCTTGTATTTCTGCACGTCTCTCCTCCTATGCGCCGAGCGCCACGACTTCCCACTCGAACACCCCGACGAAGTAGGGGATATCGCCGACCTCATCAGCGCCGAGCGGCTCGAAGCTGCGGACGATGATGTCCTCCACCACCCCGCCCAAGGTCTTGTCGCCATACACCGCGGCGACGACCGACCCCGAACCGGTCGGGTTGGCGTAACCGGCCAGCGCTTCCTGACCCACCCGCTCATCACCGCGCGAGGTGAACACGTAGATCTGCCCGGCCACCTGCATCCGGCCGCGCTGCATCGTCGAGTGGTACGCCGTCACCCTCGGCAGGCCGACCTGCGCCGTAGGCGGGGTGATCTCCCCGGTGAAGGTGTCGGACACCTGAAGGCCGCTGATCGTGGCGAGGCGCGTCTCGATCCCCTGCATGATCTGCAGCAGCGTCGGGGCGGCCATCAGGAGGCCAACGCGTCATCGACGACGTACGGGCCGATCCGGGTCATCACATGCGGGTTCTCCCGCGCCCGGATCCGCCCGAACTCACCGAACCCACCCGCACCGAACGGGGTGTCCCGCAGCTTGTAGATGTCCTCGGCCAGGATCAGCGTCGCTTCCTTGACCGGTGCCGGGACCGCAGACCAGCCCCATCGGGCCGTCACCTGCAACGTGGCCCGGCGAGCGCACGGGAAGTAGAGCGACTCGACCGCCCTGATCACGCAGTACGGCCACCCCGTGCGGCCGTTACGCACCCCATTGAGCGGCTCCAGCTGATAGTCACTGGACGTCCACGTGGTGTCGTAGGTGCCGTCATCGGTGGTGTCGGTCGCGATGACCAGGCCCGTGGTGGTGTGGAAATCGTCCACCGTCGCGACCTCGTCATCATCGGGGTAGAACACCCGGGCCGAGGCACTGCCAGCGTCGTTGAACTGGCGACCGGTGACATGCTCGATCCCCAGCGTCGCCGTCGACAGCGCCTCGCCCAGCTGCGTGTCGTAGGTGTCGTCGGTGATCCGCAGCCGGGTCTTCAGCTCCGCCGTGGTCGCGTAGCTGTCACCGATCGCCACGGCTCACCCGCTCTTGTCGGCGCCCGGGCGCCGCGCCTTGTCGGCCGGGCGCCGTCCGCGCTTGGACGCCTCCGGATCTGGCGCATCCGGCTTCGGTTCGGCCGGCCGGTTGCCCGGAACCTTCGACTCGTCTCGCGGCTCCACCTCGTGACCTTCGGCGTAGGCCAGGAACCGGGCGGCCGGGTCACCATCGGCGACCAGGCCACCCGACTCCGTGCGCCACAGCCGAAACGGAGCCTTCACGCGTTCTTCCTTGAGTACTCCAGCCACGTCGCGTACACGATCACCGTGTCGGTGGTGTGCGCCTCCGGGGTGACCTCCAGCGACAGCGAGTTCGGGTGCGCCAGGACATCGGCGGCCGCGATGCTGACCGACACCTCGCCCACCGCGTTCGCCAGCGCGCCCGTCGCCCCGCCCGCGTCGGAGTCCCCGAGACCGAAGAACGCCGCGACGGTCAGCGTCGGGGTGTCGGTCGCGCCGCCCATCTCACCGTAGAAGTGCACGGTCATCGCCTGGGCGTCGTCCAGGTCGGGCGGCAGCGGGATCGAGCACGCGATCGGATCGGAGTTGCTGGCAGCCCACAGCACCCGATGCCCCTTGTCGGTGGCGCCGTTGATGTACTCATACGCCGGGGTCGTGTCGGTGGCCAGCACACCACCGGAACCGGTTGTCCCAGCGGTGCCCAGCGCCGCAATGTCGTTCGAGGCGACTTCACGCCACAGCGACAGCGGGATCGGAATCCAGCCGTCACCGCGCGCCTTGGAACCGGCGATGACGGTCCCACCCGTAATGGTGGCCATCAGTCAGGCACCACCACGTAGAGCAGGACCACGTCGACCTTGCCGGCCGTCAGGGCCGCGGTCGCCACCGTCGCCACGATCTTGCGGGCCGCCGTGGTCTGCACCGCCGTCGAACCGGTGCTGTCGGGGATGACGTCCTTGAACCCGGTCGTCGACCACGGGGCGCCCGACACCGCGGCGGCGGCCACGATGTCACCGGCACCCTCGACCTTGATGGCCAAGGTCCCCGAACCACCAGAGGTGGCCGCGGTGACGACCTCGACGAAACCGCCGACGATCACCGCTCCCTGGGGGATCTGCGTGGTGCTGGTCATGTCGATGTCACCGACCGCGCCACCATCGACACTGAAGTCCCACCGGCCGCGGGCCGCGTGCACCCCAGGCGGAACCGGGTATCCACCCGTGTAAGGCATGTCGTCTCCTTCTCAGATGCTCGTGACGGTCGCGAACGCCGCCGGCCGGTACACCACGAACGCCACGCGGACGTCGGCCCGGATCGCCTGCTTGCCGTGGATGAAGTAGTCACCGTGCGAGTTGCTGACCTGCACGTCGATGCCGCGCCGGGTCACCAGCTCGCAGTAGTTGGCGAAGTCGCCGACCAGGCCGGTGTTCTCGGTCTGCGCGTCCGACTCGACGACCGGCAGGCCCCAGATCCGCGCCGGGCCGGCCTCACTGGGGGAACCCCAGATGTAGATGCCGTCGGCGGTACGCAGCAGGCGCACGTCCTGCCAGTCGTTCGGATGCATGACCACCGCGTTCGGCATCGCCCGGCCGGTGACCTTCACCAGGGTCATCGCCTTGTAGACCGCATCCGGGACCGGGTCGGACCCCTTGGCCTGGGTCTGGATGCCCGAGGTGTTGTTGATCCCGGTCAGGTTCGGGGCGGTGCCGTTGCCGGTCAGGATCTGCCCGTCCAGGCGCTGCCGCAGCATGAACGGCAGCCGGTTGTTGATGTACCCGCGGGCCATCGTCTCGTCCTCCAGCTGCTGGTCGGTGACCGGCAGCCAGGTCGAGATGTTGCGAACGGTGCTGGACCGCTCGGTCAGCGCCAGCGCCGACTCGGCGAACGCGCCGCCCTCGGAACGCTCGGCGGCGTTGTTGGTGAAGGTCGTCTCCTCCATGTAGACGACCGCCGACTGCGAGGTGGTGTTGCCCGGGATGATGTCGATGATCTGGATCGGGCGGGTCGCGTAGTCCACCACCCGGCCGGTCCGGGTCGTCTCCGGAGCCCACCCGACCGTCGTCGACATGAGGGTTTTGACCTCGATGTCCAGATGCGCCTCGGGACCGTTCTGGCCCTGGCGCCGCTTGTAGGCGGGCGAGTCGGTGAACAAGTCACCAAGGCTCTTGGCCTCGACGCCGCGACGACCGTCCGACCCGTCGCCAGTCAGCGCGCCGGGCGCCTTCTCGCCCTTGGCCTCCAGCTCGCGGGACCGCTCGGCCGCCTTGGCCACCTCACGCAGACCATCGACCTTCACGCCGAGCTCGTCCAGCTCCGCGTTCTTGGCGCGAATCCAGTCAACCTTAGCCTTGGAGTCGCCGTCGACCGACTTCACCTTGGCCATGTCCATGTCGGGACCGGCCTCGGCGAAGACGTCCGCCAGCGACTTCTGTGCGGCCTCCAGCTTGCCCTCGGCCTCCTTGAGGGCGGGGAACGTGATACTCATGCCTACTCCTCAGGCGATTCGGCGGGCGATCGTGCGCAACCACTCGCGCGTCACGTCACCCGTGATGTCCGGCTCAGGGATTTCGCCGAGCACCGCGGCGAGCCGCTTGCACTCGGCCTCCACCCGGGCGACCAGATCGGCCGACTCCGGGGACAGCCCCTTGCCCTTCTCGCGCCGCATCGCCATGACGTCAGCGGCCCTGCTGCCGAACTGGGCGATCGCGGCCAGGACCGCCTCACCCTCGTCGGCGAACGTCTGCTTGCTCTTGGCGGACAGCGTCCGCGTGTTCACCCCGGCGCCGATCAGCACCGGGGAAACCTCGTGCACTTTCAGCGACTCCAGGAACCGCACCTTCTGGCCGTCGTGCTCCCCGTATGACTCCTTCAGCACGTCATAGCCGTAGGACCACTGGCCCAGCTCGCCGAGCTCCTTCACCACGGTGAAGGTGTCGCGGCCGTCCGCGGTGTCCATGAAGAAGCGGCCGTCGAGAACGGCGTCGGACTTGCCCGCCCGGATGACGCCCTTGCCGACCGGCAGCAGCCCCTCCCACGACTTGTGGCCATAGGCGGAGATCAGCACCTCGGCGCCGTCGACGAAAGCACCCGCCTTGGTGACGTCCCGATCCGAGTCGATCACGTCGAACGTCGAGAAGACCGCCGTCACCTCACCGCGGTCAGCGTCCTTGACCTCCACGCGGAGGCTCTTGGTGTCCATCACTCTCCTCCTGCGGGTGCCTGCGAACTGCCGGGCGGCTGAAGCTGCACCGAGAACAGGCCGGAATGGGCCAGAAGCCCGAAGTCGTCGTTCTCGATGGCAGCGATCACCGAATCCGGGGTGTAACCGGCGTCGACCAGCTGCCGGATCGTCTGCGCCTTCGTGGACTGGATATCGGCGGCGTCGGCGGCGTCCTCGCGCAGGAACGCAATGTCCCGTTCGTCGAACCACAGCTCGGCATCCGCGGGGACATCGACCAGCGTCGCCAGCGACCCCGCCGCGTTCCGCCACAGCGGGCGCAGGCAGCCATCGGCGAACACCCGGCGGGCGGCCTTGAAGTTGCCCTCGTTCAGCGACGAACCCGACAGGCCCTCGCTGAAACCGGCGATGACCGCGGGCACCCGGGCCACGGCGGCGAGTCGGGTCTCCCCGGCCCCCTGCGTGGACTTGAAGTCGAGCTGACGAAGGTCCGCACCGACCACCTTCGGGTCGGCACCGGCACCCAGATGCAGGGTCTTGTACGCCTTGTCGACCCCGGTGTGCGACTCGTCGATGATCTTCTTGTACGCCTTGAATTTCTCCGGGGTGATCGACGCGTCATAGGACACGATGACCTGCGGAGACGCGCCGTTCTCGAAGAACTTCAGCTTGTGTGTCGTCGCCGCCTTGTCGGCGCTGATCTCGTCCAGCACGGGCGACAGCCACGACATGCCTCGCCAGTTCGCCTCAGGGTCAGGGTTCGGCGCGAAGTGCGCCACCTGATCCGGCAGCAGCAGTGTTGGACCCTTGGCGGCCGGCGGCTCGTAGAAGTATCCGATGATCTCGGCGTCCAGGGCGGCACCGTACAGCTCCGGCTCGTCTTTGGACGCCGACAGGATCGTCACCCAGTCCGGGCGCAGCACCCGTAACCGGTCGCCCACCACGGTCGTGTACGCGTTACCCGCCAGATCGGCGTGCTGGATCATCCGCGACAGCAGGTCGCCCGTCGTACCGCCAGGCCACGGCCGCTCGAGCATGCCCAGCGAAGCGTTCCCGAACAGGTCACCCGGCCGGCCGTTCCGCATGCGCCGGAACTGGAACCGGGCCTCGCTGAACACCATCATCCGGGCGGCCATCAGCGCGAACACAGGCCCGTTGCGCTTGTAGATCCCGGTTACGTAGCCGAGGAAGTCGTTCTCGATGCGCTCGCGTTCGGAGTCGTAGGACGACGACCAGGACAGCGGATACCGCAGCCGCTCAAGATCCCAGAACGGCGGCTCCGACCACGCTTTACGGCTCCGCGCGGCCAGCACCCTGTGAGCCAGCATCAGGACGGCGGTCCCTCGACCGTGGGGCGCCTCGCGCCGCTACGGAACCCCTCGGCAACCGCGGCCCATGCGACCGCGACCACGGTCCA